CCGAAAATCCTGTATGAAATCGTTCAGTTTTCTCTCATCACTGGTCATAATGATGTTTAATGCGTCCTTAATCTTCTGTCTGCATACTGCTGGCGTGGATGATTTGACTGCTTCGATGCCCATGATCTTGAGTTTAGGTTCTTTGTATCGCACCCCCTCACTATCGTGGACATTTAGAATGTATCGTTTCTTTGCAGTCCAGATACCCTTGTCTGCGATAACCTCTCGCGCCATCTGCATCTTTTGTTCGTATGCGTTCGTTACCTCAGCAAGAGCTGTATAACTGTTTTCAATAAATGGTTCCAGCTTCTCATTTGCAATCTTATCCAAGAAGTTGACAACCTTTCTAGTCTCCGTTCCTTCTCCAAACAGTTTATCAACCAACCTGTCAAAAGTGATGTATACCGAGTCTGTATCCGAAGCAATAACATAGTCTTCATTATCTGTCTCCAATAGTTTGTTCAAATAAATGTTAAGGGATTTCTCAATCCACCGAATAGATAACTGACCCGATGTAGTAATTGCAGCTGCAATCATCAAGTCAAAGTATCGAAAATAATTGTTCCCGATTGCACCATAAGCTGAGTTGAGAGATATCTTTTTAGCCATCTGAATGTTGTTATACTTAGATATGTCCTTTAACAACTTAGGGTCTTTGGTGTTTTCATACTCTTGTGATGCTTGTAACATAAGTTTCTTGTACTTGGTACGGTCATTGTACATGGTTTCCATAATCTCTGGAAGAAACCCACGTTTGTCTTTACGAAAGAACGCACCATTTGGTGTCATACAGTGTTCAGTTGGATTGCTTGCTTTGCCTGCAAGCAGTTTATCTACAAGCCCTGTTACTGGCTCACTTGGAACAAGTGTCTCTGGTGATATGTTGTACTGCATGATTAGATGGGGATACAGCGAGTTCAAGTCAAATGACATTACCCATTTGTGCATACCAACTAAAGGTTCTTTGACATACGCACCTTCAAACTTCTCTGCTTTTTCATGTGCAACCTTTTGTGGTATGACAATATTTCTTTCACGTAGATAGTTGTAGATAAGAATATCCCAATACTTCACCGAACCAAGTACGTCAGTGTAATTGACTTTTGCATCGTATGCCATGGTAAGACATAACTCAATCAGCTTCATCTTGTCTTCTAGACGGTCAACAATCTCAACGTCCTGTATATTGTATTCGATGAACGATTGATAATCTTTTTGATACCATTCGCTGAATGTCTCAAAGGGGTTGCCTGTCTTACGTTGACCTAGTTCCACATACGCAATGTGGTCTAGTCGATAGGACTCTTGTGCGGTATAGGTAAACTTACGATACAGATTAAAGTAATCCAGTGCAGAAACACCAGCAATGTCATATGCCTGATGCCGTCTACCTAGTTGATATATTTCACGTTCTCTTACCGAACCCCAAGGCGACAATCGTTTTAGTTCGTCTTCACCAAACAGTTTGACGATACGATTGCAGATGTAAGGAATGTCAAAGAATTCTGTATTCCAGCCTGTGATAATGTCTGGATAGTGTCGTTCCCAGAATACAAGAAACTCTTTGAGTAAATGCACTTCACTCTCGCATTTGACATAGGTAACATCATTACGTTCTGTTGTGAAGTCACCGATACCCCACACTACAATCTTTTTGGATTGATGGTTCTTGATGGTGATGGATAGTAGTTCTTCACTTGCTTCAGTAGGTGAAGGAAAACCATTTTCTGACTTGACCTCAATATCAATTGTCACCATCATCAGTTGATCAATATCCCATTCAACCCGACCAGCATATTCATCTGCAATATAACTGTATGTGTGTAAAGTGTTACCGTAGACTAGTTCTGGTTGTGACTTGTAAGCTTCAACATGTTCTTTTGCTTCACGCATGTTGTCAAACGAAATGTTCGTGACATATTTTCCGTCTAGGGTTTTGTATGGTGTTTGTTTTGCTACAGGAGCATATAATGTTGGTGAATATTTTACACGTTTGTTTATGTTACGTTCGCCATCTTTGACCTCACGCACCAAAAGAAAGTTGCCGTATTGGAGTACATTTGTGTAAAAATTCATAGTAGTATAATACCACTTTGGAAGAGAAAAATCAAGGTACTTTTATATAAAATCTTCTAAACTTCCCACTTCATTTTTTGCGAACCTGCCGATAAGTCGTTCAGATTTTCCCATGTTCCCCTGTGTTGCACAAGACCTATCTGTATAACATACTGTTGTAAATCTTTGGCCAGGCCCATGAATAGGTGTAACGCAATGTAGTGACTTAGAATCTGCAATGCATACTGCATTATCTGGCAAGTCTATACCTACACCCCAACGCGGAAATGAGAGATAAGCACCTGTGTAAGACCCCTGACGATGACAACTCATCGTTGTATACTCAACGTCCTTGCCATCAGAGTGTACGGCCATAGCGGTGCTCTGCATTGCGCTGTACCTGTTTGCTGATAAGGTTGTCACCATTCCATGTCTGTGTTCTGGTGCAATTGCTTCCTCTGCGTATTTACGTTGTCTTCGATATATCTCTGGTGCAGCTTTGTAAAATGCTCTCTCAACATCAACACAAAGCTCCTCTAACTCTTCCCACTTAATAGGATTTGATATGTTGATTGCTCCAGTAAACCTTCCACGTTTTGCACCAATCATTACTGAATTAATTTCATTTGCATACGCAATCATACCCCACTTACCACTTTTTGTTTTGACGTAGTAAGAGTTGGGCGTTCGTAGTTTGTAATGCTCCCCTTCAATAAGACCTTTCTTTTTCATTTCTTCAGCATCAATAGGCCCAGCACAGTTTGCTCTCATGACTGAACTTTCTTCAATACTATACAGAATATCTCTCATATGGTTATCTGGAAATGCATTAGTTACCACATACGCAATAGGAACACCCTCACCATCTAGTGTAGAGTCTGGGCGATATATTGCTGTATCGTTTGTTACATTAATAATTTGGTCTAAATCAGACTCATCATAGAACTTTCCATTCCATTTTTCAAAGGTTTCTTTTTCGCCGTAATCATTTTTTGCTGTTATTTTTATCATTCGTATTCTTCTATCCAAATCATAGCATCAGTTAACTTTTTACAGTATTTGTTATCAGTGTGTACTTGGTCATCAAAAACTTTTCTCGTTGCACAGTATTTCATACCCTCACCTTCATTAGACACATTTAAAGCTTCAGATGGAATAATTGACCCAATTATAATTTCTGAGCTTAATCCATATTCACTGTCCATATCTAAAATTTGAGTAGCAACGAATGCTGTCCTTTCGACATTTTTCATGTCAGTAAAAGATTTCTGTTTCCATTCAATTTTCATTTCGTCCAACTTTTCATAAACCCTTTTGCGAGTTTACTTTCCATTCTTACTGCTTGTCGTTCCCATGGCTGTTTTGACCATGAAGTATGAGTATAGTCAACATAAGAACCATCTTTAGTTTTCCACAATTTGCGAGAACCAAGTTTCACTGGATATACACGATCTACCATACGACCTGTAGCTGTTTGATAAACATGAACCATCTCATGACATATTGTTTGAATGAATCGTTTTAGACCAGATAAGTTTAGATTACCATTCTTAAACTTGTGTATACGTTTATCCACTTCAATTGTAAACTCACGATCACTATTCATCTGCATACAAAAACCATATGCACCTTCATCTAAACACTTGGTCAATTGAACTTCAATCTCTAGAGTCGAATGTCTAGGCATCAATTCAGAAATACAATACCATACGACATTTTCTGTCAATTGACGTTGTTTTTTAGTTCCACCGATTACGGTCACTTGATTCAAGGATTTTCCTTTGTTTTTTGACTATATGAATAGGCTAACACACTGAACGAGGATTGTCAAGCAACCATTGTTGTTGTAAGTTGTTGATTTTATTGAAAATTTAAAAATAAATCAGGGAGCCCAAAAGACTCCCTGATTTCTCTATACTAAAATGATGTAGATAGTGAAAATACAAATGCCTCACAGTCATTTCCAGAAGAGCATACGCCGTCTGTAGTGACATCATTCCAAGAAACAGCACCAGTAAGTTTTCCAATAGTTTTTGAAGCCCCTACTGAGTAGTGAAAGTAGTTTTTCCCATCTTCAATGTCTTGATAGCCTGCAACT